CCAAAAATGAGTTTTATGCCGAGTTTGGTGAAGGATCTACATTTCCTCAGGTCATCTGTGATGATAAAAAACTTGGTGGATGTACTGATACCGTTAAATTTTTAAAAGAAAAACAAATTGTCTGATACGAACATAAATAAATCAGACCACAGAAACCGTGGTGTTGAAATTCTCCTAACTGGAGGTAGAAGAAAGCAAACTCAACCATTTCACATCATCTTTGAAAAGATAGTTTGCTTTCTGAATCGGGAAGTAACTATCTATTTTGAATTTTCCTTTAAATCTAGGAAGAAAAAAGTAGTTTCCCGGAGAAAGACAAATGCTCGCAGTTAGCTTAGTTTTCGGTTCATTTTTAACCGTCTTGTTTCTTATAGTGGGACTTGTAACTGGTTGGGTAGCAAGAGAATACATGATGAACTATCGGGAAATTCCAAGACCTCACCCCGAAATGTTTGATTCGCAGGGAAACCTGATTCCAGATGAGGTGATTGCATTTAACTTTGAGAACTATTATGACTACGAAGATACAGAAGAAGACGACAACAGCGGCAACTAAACCAAAAGTTGCTACTACTAAAAAAACTGCTGCCCCAGTAGTTGATAATCTACCTTCCAATCCCTTTTCTTTTGAAGTACTTGATCTTGTGTCTAGGCAGAGATCAAATGCTAAAAAGGTAGAATTACTTAAGAAGTACGAGCATCCTTCATTAAAAGCTCTTTTCATTTGGAATTTTGATGAGTCAGTAATTTCCATGCTTCCAGATGGACCTGTTCCATATTCTGGTTATGAAAATCAAACTTCTTATAGTGGTACTCTAACTACTAAGATTACTGAAGAAGTGCGTAAAATGCACGAAACGGGATCTTTTTCTATGGGAGCAAGTGATAAGCAAGGGCATACTACGATTCGTAAAGAGTATAAAAATTTCTATCACTTCATCAAGGGTGGAAATGATGGATTAAATAATATTCGTAGAGAATCGATGTTTATTTCCATTCTTGAAGGTCTTCATCCCCTTGAAGCAGAAATTATTTGTCTTGTAAAAGATAAGCAACTTCAAACAAAGTATAAGATTACGAAGGAGATTGTTTCGGAGGCGTATCCCGATATTCAGTGGGGAGGTCGTTCGTGAGTCAACTTGGTGATGTAATTGAAAAAGCACAAAATAAAGAAAAGCATATGGATTCTTGGACACCCGCAGAAAAGGAAACTTGTAAGTCACGCTACGGTTGTGAGATTCTGATTGAAGGTGGGACCTATGCTGAAGTCTGCACGAAAGATGCACCCAATGATGCCTATATTATTAAGTATATGATTGATGATAAGATTTGTTTTGACCTTACTCGTGGCGGAAGAATCAAACTGTTTGATATGTATTGGGATAAGTTTCGTGGGAATCTAAAGAGTATTGACTTTGGTTATGGGAGAGTCAATCCAAAACTCTGGGGTTATAAATCTCCCGAAAAGAAAAAGAGAAAATAGTTTACAAATTGCTGGGAAAAAATCCCGGCAATTTTTTTGACTCTTAAGATTTTATAAAATTGTAACAGATTATACAATTTTATATTGATATATACCTTGAAAAGGTCTATAATGACCTTACGTTCATCAGAGAAAACTCTGACGGAAGTAAGCCGACGCGGAACGGATCGTTCATTCGCTATTCGCAAATAGCGAACGCAAACGCCGACTGAAGGAACGCTCTTTAACTTAAAAAACTAAGGAGAAAACCTAATGTCTAAAGTCGTATACAGAGGCGTAGAGTATGATACTCAAAAGCGTCTTGAGTATCAACAGCAAATGATGCAACAACCCCAACAATACAACGAAACCTATCGTGGTGTTAAGTTTGTAAAGGAGGGTCATAAGTGATGAAAAAACTCAATGTGCTTCAACTCATCAAAGAGCAAAAGCAGAAAGAGAATCGTCGTCATCAAGCACTGCTTGTAAACGCAGGGGCAAAGTGATGTTAATCATCGCACAAATTACAGTTGCGTCTGCTACTTTTATTACTTTATTATCACTGTATATCCAGTGGATTTATAAGTAAATCAAAAGGAGGGTTGATCCCCTCCTTTTTTTATGCTAAAATCCTGAGAGAGAATGGTATCTTATGGACAAAGACAAACTAAAACTCATCGTTCGTAATCTTGAACTATTGGTTGATTCTCTGAAAGCAGAAGTTTATTCTGATATTTCTGCTTACAAACATACAGAACCAGATGTGAGAAAAAGACCACTTTTAGATTACGATGAAATTTTTGAGGATTCGGATTTAGATGACTGATACATCAAGAGCAAAGAAACTTGTAAAACTTCTTGAGAGACTGATCAAGCAAGATCATCTTTATAATGATGATAAAATTCAAGAAATGAAGGCACAACTCCGTGCGGTAAAGGAGCAAATAAAAGAACTAGAAGCACAAACATCAAAAGGATTTGGAAAAAAATGACTGTAAAACTCATTAGTGTTACTCCCGATGCAGAAAAGACAATGGCGTATGTTGCTAGAGTCTCTAATCCTAGTAACCAAGATAATGAAAACTATGCGGGGTTGCTTCGTTATTGCATCAAGCATAATCATTGGTCTGTATTTGAGCAGGCATTTATGACTCTTGAGATTGAAACAAACCGTGGTATTGCGGCACAAATTCTTCGTCATAGGAGCTTTACATATCAAGAATTTTCGCAACGCTATGCCGATACAAATCTTCTGACTGAATACATTCCCATTCCAGATCTTCGTCGTCAAGATACTAAGAATCGTCAGAACTCAATTGATGATATTCCCGATTACGTCAAACTGAAACTCCAGGGAGAAATCTCTGAGCATTTTGCCGCCGCTAACGCCCTCTACAAGCGTCTTCTAGAGGCGGGGGTAGCAAAGGAGTGTGCAAGGTTTGTATTGCCCTTAGCGACGCCCACACGTATCTATATGAGTGGCTCTTGCAGGTCATGGATAACCTATATTGCTCTCCGCGAAAAGTCAGGAACTCAGCGAGAGCATATGGATATTGCAAAGGCGTGTAAAGCAGTTTTTGCTGAACAGTTCCCTATTTGTTATGAAGCACTTGGTGGTGAAGCAGAATGGGTTATCTAAATAATATTGCCTTGACTTGGTGACACATTTCAGGTAAAATGAGGAGGCAGCAATGTCTCCTTTTAACATAAATAACAGTGTCACCAAGTCAAGAGTAGTATGAAACACTTTTATGTGTATTATTCCTACGAGGAATACGGGAGGGGTTATATTGGAAAAAGAGAATGCAAATGCCTTCCAGAAGAAGATGTAAATTACTTTGGAAGTTTTAAAGATAAATCTTTTAGTCCAACTCAAAAGATTATTTTAGAAACTTTTGATAACCTAGAAGAAGCGTTGGAAACAGAATGTATTCTTCACCATTTTTATGAAGTAGATAAAAATCCTCATTTTGCGAATAGAGCAAAACAAACTTCTAAAAAGTTTTATCATTCTTCATATGGTAAAAATAATCCAATGTATGGTAAAATTGGCGTACAGCATCCTGCCTATGGGTATAAGCACACAAAGGAAGTTTTAGAAATGTTCAGTAACCGTCAAAAAGGAGAAAAAAATCATATGTATGGTAGATGTGGAGAAAAAAACCATATGTATGGAAAAAGGCATACTGAGGAAGCGAAGAAAAAAATGAGTGAGAGGCAACTTGGAGAAAAAAATCATATGTATGGTAAAAAATCTTGGAATAGTGGAAAAAGTGTTATGATGTGGATTACTGATGGTATTCAAAGTAAATATGTTTTTAAAGACTTTAAAGTTCCTGAAGGATGGCGAAGAGGAAGAACCTTTGCTAGAAATACCAATAAATAATTTTTTATACAAAACTTTTGAAAATGCCTTTATATCCAGTTAAAAACCTTAAAACGGGTGAAGAAAAAGAATTGAGCATGACTATTGCCGATTACGACCAGTGGAGAAAAGATAATCCGGACTGGGATAAAGATTGGAGTAAAGGGTGTGCTGCCGCTCAAGAAGTCGGAGATTGGAGGAACAAATTAACCTCTAAGCACCCTTCGTGGAATGAAGTACTTTCTAAAGCAAGCAAAGCACCTGGATCAACTGTAAAAAAACTATAACCACTTATGGCAAGAAGAAAAAGAGCAGAACAACCAATCGGGGTTGGTCTTACAACTCGTCAAATGAAGCGTAAAAAACCACTGAGTTCTGAATATCTCATCGATATTGAACCACTTACAGAGAATCAAAAAAAGTTATTCAATTCTTATAAAGAACAAAAACATTTGATTGCTTACGGTTGCGCTGGAACAGGCAAAACTTTTATTACATTATATAATGCTTTAAAAGATGTCCTTGATGAAAGAACTCCCTACGAAAAAATCTACTTGGTTCGTTCTCTAGTTGCTACAAGAGAAATTGGTTTCCTTCCTGGAACTCACGACGATAAGGCAGATATTTACCAGATTCCTTATAAGAATATGGTGAAGTATATGTTCCAAATGTCTAGTGATTCGGAGTTTGAGATGCTCTATGGAAATCTTAAATCACAAGAAACAATCAAGTTCTGGTCTACTTCGTTCCTTCGCGGAACAACTCTTGATAACGCAATCATTATTGTTGATGAATTCCAGAATCTAAATTTCCACGAATTAGATTCAATTATCACTCGTGTTGGTGAGAACACTAGAATTTGTTTCTGCGGTGACGCATCTCAGTCAGATTTGCAGAAAACAAATGAACGTAATGGTATTATTGATTTTATGACGGTATTGCGTAAAATGCCTTCTTTTGATATAATTGAGTTTGGTGTTGACGATATTGTTCGTTCTGGACTAGTCAAAGAATACATTCTTGCTAAAATGGAAGCTGGTTTTTAATGTTTAATCATATTGATATTGATCTCCCTCAGTTGGAGCGTGAAACAATTGATGGTGTAAGGTATTATAAAGTTCCTGCCGCAGAAGAACTCCTCCGACTGGTCTCCATCACATCGGTGACCAGTCATTTTAATAAAGAAATTTTTATTAAGTGGCGTAAAAAAGTTGGAGAAGAAGAAGCGGAGCGTGTTACAAAAGCGGCAACAAGTCGTGGGACAGACATGCACTCTCTTACCGAGCATTATCTTAAAAATGAAAAACTACCAGAAGTTAAACCAATCTCTGATTTTCTCTTTAAGATTGCAAAACCAGAACTCAATCGTATAAATAATATCTACGCCCTTGAAGGGTCCCTATATAGTAAGCAATTAGGAATTGCGGGGACAGTTGATTGTATCGCTGAATACGATGGCGAATTAGCAATAATTGACTTTAAGACTTCTAAAAAACCAAAACCACGAGAATGGATTGAACATTATTTTGTTCAATGTATGGCTTACGGATGTATGCTATACGAGTTGACTGGTATTTCAATTAAAAAACTTGTAATCATTATGGCTTGCGAAAATGGAGAATGCGTCGTTTATGAAGAAAGAGACAAAACAAAATACATCAAACTGCTCACCCAATACATTAGAAAGTTTGTTGGAGATAAACTGGAACTCTATGGAACCAAATAAAGAATTAGAACAGGTAATAGAGAATAAGTTTCTAACACCTTCTAAGTTTGCTCTGGAAATTGAAAAGATTGTTGCAGAGGAAAACTTAAATTACATTGATGCAATTGTTCACTATTGTGAAATCAATAGTCTTGAGGTAGAATCAGTTACAAAACTCATTTCAAAACCTTTGAAAGAACGTCTGAAGTGGGATGCTATCCGTCTCAACTTCATGAAAAAAACATCAAGAGCAAAACTTCCTTTATGATCGTGACTCCTTTTGAAACTTATCAGCATTATTTGTCACTTAAAAATCATTTCACAAATCCAAAATACGACTTCTTTAAATACGGTGCGAAGACTCGTGCCAGTATTACATCCTTCAATAAAAGAAAGGACAAATACTGGTTTGAAAAAACGAGTCGCAAGTATAATGATAAAGAAGTCGTAGATTTTTTAGTATCAAACTTTGTATCCACAGATAACCCGCAAAACTTATGGATTGGAGAAATTATCAATTCTGGAGAAAGAACTTACGCAGATTGGATGCGGAGACAACAGAGTTTGACTTACTTATTCAAAGAGCAAAGCAACGAATTCTTCTTGGAGACAAAATTACAGGATGCCTTGAATTGTTCCAAAGGGCATCCACCAGTCCTCAAAAAGTTTCTAAGCGGGCAGTTATCCTTAGAAACTTTAACAATCTACGAAAAAATATTTCATTTTTCAAAGGACTTTGATAAAAAACTTTTGGATCCAGTGTGGGAAACCGTCAGTTTAAAAGTTAAAAAATATATGCCGTTTCTAAATATTGATGTATTCCAGTTTAAAAAAATTTTACGGGACATTATAAATGAGTAGCTTTTTCGATTCTGATATTATTCAAGAAGAACTGAAAGAAATCAATAAGATACAAGAAGAGATTTATGGAAGTATTCTCACTTTTGGTATGATGGACCGCGAAACAAAACTGGAACATATTGAAAAACTACAGGTTCTTCTTGAAAAGCAGCGTGTGATGTATACACGTCTGTCTCTTTCTGATGACCCACAAGCGGTTGAGATGAAAGAGAATCTTCGCAAGTCAGTTGCCCTGATGGGTTTTCCACCAGAGACTGATATGAGCATCCTGTTCAAGAGTATGGACAAAACAATCGAATCTCTAAAGCAGTATGTTGACCGCTGAGGTCATCCCTGCTATAATATCCAAGTAATCCCCCGAATCCAATTAATCCGAGGTAATCCAAATGTCGTTTTCCGACCTTAAAAAGCAGTCCAAACTTGGCAATCTTACTGCCAAGCTGGTCAAAGAAGTTGAAAAAATGAATACAAGTAGCGGTTCTAGTGATGACCGCGTATGGAAACTGGATGTAGATAAGAGCGGCAATGGTTATGCCGTTATCCGTTTCCTTCCCGCTCCGAATGGTGAGGACCTTCCGTTCGTGAAACTCTACAGTCACGCATTCCAAGGTCCTGGTGGTTGGTATATTGAGAACTCTCTGACTACTCTGGGTCAGAAGGATCCTGTGTCTGAACTGAACTCCGAACTGTGGAACAACGGCACTGATGCTGGTAAGGAACTTGCCCGTAAGCAAAAGCGTAAACTGACTTATGTGTCTAACATTTATGTGGTGAAGGATCCTGCTAACCCTTCTAACGAAGGTAAGGTCTTCTTGTTCAAGTATGGTAAAAAGATCTTCGACAAACTGACTGCTGCAATGCAACCAGAGTTTGAAGACGAAGAAGCGATTGATCCGTTTGATTTTTGGCAAGGTGCTAACTTCAAACTGAAGGCAAAGAACGTTGCTGGTTATCGTAATTATGATTCCAGTGAGTTTGCAAATCCTTCTCCTCTTCTGGACGATGATGACGCAATGGAAGCAATTTGGAAGAAGCAATATTCTCTTGCTGAACTCGTTTCTGCTGATCAGTTCAAGTCTTATGATGAACTGAAGAAGCGTCTTGACTATGTGCTTGGTTCCAAAGGTTCTCACCGTGTAGATGAAGAAGTTGAGAGTGAAGAAGAATACACCCGTGGTCCTGTGAAGGAACTCGATGCTGATCTTCGTAGCGAACTCAACAATCTCCAACCTACTCGCCGTGCTGCGGTTGAGGAAGATGAGGATGATGACGCTCTCAGTTACTTTGCCAAACTTGCCGAAGACTGATTCTGTGCTATAATACAGGGGAGGCAAGGTCTCCCCTTTTTTATGAAATCTGACTATTATATTGACCGAATCACAAAAAAGCAGGCAGAAGATCTCCTACTGACTTATCACTATCTTAAAGATTTTTCCAAAGGATATAAGTCAGGATATAATTACGGTTTGTTTGAGAAAAATGATTTCTCTCCTCTAAATATTGGAGGACCTGTTGGTGTATGCATCTTCACAGGTCTTCCAGTTCCTGAAATTGCAAAGGGAGCATTTGGGCTTGAAAGAAATGAGCAACAAGGACTTTTCGAACTCTCAAGACTCTGCATTCATCCACAAACTCAACAGAGCGAGTATAATATCACTTCTTGGTTCGTTTCAAAAACGATTAAGCGATTGCGAAAAGATACTGAAGTCAAGGCAATCATATCTTACGCCGATTCTAATTTTCATGCTGGTACAATTTACCGCGCTTGCAATTTTGTATACGCAGGTCTTACAGATCCAAAAAAAGATTTCTACTATTCAGATGGAACTAAACACTCTCGTGGAAAAGTAAAAGGTGCTGAAGGAGAGTGGAAAGAACGCTCCCGCAAGCACCGATATGTGATGATTTTTGATAAGAATCTAGAATTAAAATGGATTTGACTTCTTAGTATTTTCAGTCTTGATCAGAGTTCTAGTTACATATTGAGATGATTTGTCGTAAATCATCTCTTTTCTTATGTCTATAAGAACTTGCTGCAGGTATCTTGGCTTGAGAACATAAATTGATCTCTTTTCATCATTTTTCTTAACTTCATACTCATAGTTTGTAACACCAACAACTGGATTCAAAGATTGAATTGGTAAATTTGGATTTGGAATTGTGAAATTTGAATCAACTATTTTTCCTGCAGGGAGAATCAATCTGTTTTGTGAATCCTTGACTTCCGTTGTTTCATAATGATGAATTGCGTTTAAATCATCTCCATAAATTCCTTCTGCATAATCATAGACTTGTCTATCACTTAATGGCCATTGATCTCTAATTCTAGTAATTCCTGCGCTTATAATAACAACCCAGTCATACTGAGGACTACCATACAATTCTTCAGCAACTGTTTCTGGTCTAGCACCGTCAACGATCTGATACTTATCAAAAACAGTAAAAACATTTTGAAGATCATCACGAAGTTTAACCCTACGGAAAAGGTTTTTAACTAGCAAATAATCATCAGAAGATTTACTATCTGATAAGAATGATTGGTATTCTAAATTTGGAAGTTCTCTGAAATAAGACATTAGTATCCAACTCCTTCTGAACCAATGGTTGTATCGTAATCCTCTGCGTAAATTGGTGTGAGTTCTTGAAAACTTAGAGTCATTTGCATACTTATCGGAGTAGCATCCGAATAAGTAGCATAAGTTCCACCACCGGTGTAGTCTACTGCCATACCCCGAAGAGCACACATTTTATATTTGTTTAAATATGGGTGCGGTCTTCCCCCACTCATATATTGTATTCTATAAACATTCGGTGCTTTTAAAAATAGACCAGCAGCTGCGCCACTTGCTGCCCCTTTTTGAACTGCACTAGTTTTCTTAAAAGTTCTAATAATTTGTTTAACTTCTTCTGCTTCTTTTTGAGATCTTGGGACAATATCAAATGAAAATGAGAATCCTTCTCTTAAGGTCACTCCAGTAAATATTAATTCAATGTTTGAGTTAGCAACAACTCCCGCAAGACGAGAAGCTGCTTTACCGACATCAGTACCACTTCCACCTAAAAGGACATTTGTTCCAAGAGTGATTCCAAGTGCTTGTAAGTATTTTTGTGTTGATCCTGATGATGCTGCTCCAAAAACAGCCTCTGCAGCACCTTTTGCTTTTTGTCTTACTTCATCAAGTGATTTACTATTAAGACCTTCTTGAACGACCCTCGCAACACTTCCTGCTATAGGGTTGAAAAAACTTTCTCCCCACATAGCAACATTTGAATCTTGAATAGTTTCTGGAATTGGTAATATAATAGTTCCTTTTATATCACTATACCCAACGCTATCCGAAGAGGGCAGAGCAAAAGTATCACCTATTGCTTCAAATCCTGGTGGAATATATTCAAAGATATCAATTTTCAAGTAATCATCCGCAGATGTTAACTTGGTTAACGGATATCTGTAGTTAAATGTGCTAACCTTGTTACTTCCAGCAGGAGGGTTAGTTCCTTGTGGTGTTCCAAGAGATGGGTCTGGCATTTATCTTTTCTAATTATTTAGTTCTAATGTTGCCGAAAGGTAACCTTCTTAAATCAGTTAATTCTTGTTCGTAGACCTCATACATTCCACCAGCAACTTCATCCCAAGTATATTGCCTCATCTCCCCCCAATGATAGTTCATACCTCTAAATCCCCATTTGTATACTTCAGTAACGGCAACTAGAGGATTTTGATCATACAGCAATCCAGTAGTTTTAGCGTTATACACAAAAACATAATACTTACCTGCGACTGGAGGACTTTTAGTTTCTTTTAAAACACTCATCAATTCAATCATTAAGTCATCAGAACTTTCTGTACCAATCAGTTTTTTAACGAGTGGAGCAACTCTATTTACTTTCCTTTGTTGGAGTGTTTTTCTAGGCATGATCAAATCCCAAGTTCTTTTTCGGTGATTACTTTAAACTCATATCCTCTATCAGCACACCATTCTTTTGCTGCTTCCCATTTTGCTTGATTTTTAGCATATTCGTAAACCTCACTAATATACTTTTTAGTTTGCCTCTGAGGTTTTGGTGGAGGAAGAGTTTGTTTTCTTGGTTTAATCTCAATCACGTATTTTTTGATTGATCCATTAGGTTCTCTAACCTTAATTAAAAAGTCTGGGAAGTATCGATGTATCTTACCATCAATGGGAGATCTATATGCAATTGATTTTTCTTCCGAAGACCATTCAATAATGCTTTCATTTAAGTCACAATATACACAAAACTTTCTCTCCCACAGAGACCTGTAAATTATATTTGTAGGATCTCCTGAGTATTTTTCTGGATATGATGGTTTGTATTTTCCTTTATACGACATCTAAATACTTATACTATAAAAATCATATAAGGTATTTAGAGTGGCTGCAAACCCCCGTAGAATATCAGATATTAAACCATTATTTACGAATCTTGCACAGACTTCGCATTATCAAGTTCTATTTGGTGGATTGCCTTCACAGTTAAAATCTTATTTGAGCCGTAGAGGAGTGTCTCCCTTTTTTATTGGAGAAGATATTGGACTTCTCTGTTATTCTGCTTCCTTACCAACAACTTCGTTTAGTTCAAAAGTAGTTGATGGTAACTTTACTGGAATTCAAGAAAAGTTTGCTGTTGCAAGATTATACAATGAAATTAGTTTAGAGTTTTATGTAGATAATAATTATAAGACCCTGAAGTTTTTAGAACACTGGATGGAATTCATATCAAGTGGATCTCATAATCCTATTGATAATCCAATAGGATCCGTGAGTCAGGCAGACAATAGTTATTTCATAAGAATGCAATATCCAGAATATTATAAGTCAAATTATACTAAGATTATTAAATTTGATAGAGATTATAATTCTGAAATTGAATATCGTTTTATTGGTCTTTGGCCTATTTCAATTAGTTCTCCAGCAATTACATATGCTCAGTCCGAAGTATTGAAAGTATCAGCATCTTTCCAATACGACAGATATATTGCTGGTAGAGCAATGAGTCTTAATGTATTTACTGGAGATGCAAATAATGTAGATCCAACTTCTGCACAAACCCCAAGTGATGAAGTTCGCCGTTTAATTCCTAGAACTGGTCAATCTCTTGGTAACGAGAGTGGAGTCAGAAGAACCTTCACACCACCTGGAAGCGTAATTCCAACTATCATAGAGTAATATTTTTGTACCCCACTAAATAATTTTATAGATTTATCATTGCATTGATATGCCATTACCTAAGATAGAAACTCCTGTTTATGAGTTGGAGATTCCTTCACTAAAAAAATCAATTAAGTATCGCCCCTTTCTTGTTAGGGAAGAAAAAATTCTGATTATTGCTATGGAGAGTGAAGATCCAAAGCAAATTTCAGAAGCAGTTAAAACAGTTATTGGAAACTGCATCATAACCAAAGGAATAAAAGTTGATCAACTTTCAACGTTTGATATTGAGTATCTTTTCCTCAATATTCGCGGAAAATCAGTTGGAGAGGATATTGATGTTCTCATCACTTGTCCAGATGATGGGGTAACTCAAGTTCCTGTAAGTATCAACCTAGATGAAATTTCTGTGGTTGTGAATCCAGAGCATAGTAGAGACATTAAATTGGATAAAAATCTTACAATGAGGATGAAATATCCTTCAATGCAAGAATTCGTGAAGAACAATTTTGTAAACCAGAATGATATGAATGTTGATGATACGTTTAGTATGATATCTTCTTGTATTGAACAAATTTATAGTGAAGAAGAGTCCTGGACAACTTCCGATGTTACTAAAAAAGAATTGAATGACTTTTTGGAGCAACTGAGTTCAAAGCAGTTTAAAGAAATTGAAAAGTTCTTTGAAACAATGCCCAAACTTTCTCATACACTTAAAGTAAAAAATCCAAATACTGGTGTTGAAAGTGAAGTTCTTTTGGAGGGTTTAGCGTCTTTTTTCGCCTAGCCATGGCGCATGTAGATCTTGCGTCATACTATAAAACTAATTTTGCTCTGGTTCAGCATCATAAATACTCTTTGACTGAATTAGAAAATATGATCCCTTGGGAAAGGGAAATTTATGTAAGTCTCCTTCATCAATATATTGAAGAAGAAAATCTAAGGAACTCATCTAATGGATAAAGAGAATGCTACAGCACTTGTAGGTCTCAGAGAACAATTAAATACTATCCGTTCAGAGGTTTTCACGATTAATTCTGGACTTCAAAATGTTGCGGGATTGATACAGACTGATGCTGCCTTAGATCAGCAGAGACTTCGTAATGAAGCAGAACAAGAAAGATTACTTGCAGAAAGAGAAATTAGAGTTGGGCAGGAAGAACAACTACAGCAAAGAATTTCTGCCGCTCTAATCCAACCAGTTAAAAAAGTAGAGAAAACATTAACTTCAGTTTTTAGTAGAATCACTGATTCTCTTAAGTTTCTTTTTACTGGAGTATTTGCTGCTGGAACTATTAAGTTTATAAATTCTGGAATTTCTGGAATTATTGGAACTTTTAAAAAAATATCCACAGTAGTTAAAAGTGCTTTTGAATTCATTGGTAATGGATTTAATCTTCTGAGAAGTGGTTTTATATCTGTTATTTCTGGAGTTAGAAATGTAACTGGGAGAATTATTAAGAGTGCTACTGCTTTAGCTGCTTCTCCTTTTAAAGCAATTGCTGAAATTTTTAAAAATCTTTTTGGAAAGTCTGGTGCTGCTGCTCCTTCAACACGAGCAGCAGCGGCTGCTGCATCTAGCACACCTACATTGTCTAGTGGAAATTTATTCTCTCAAATACTAAAATCCAGAGCTTTAAGAATAGGTGGATTTGGGTTGGGTGCATTTGCTACTGCACAAAATGTACAAGAGGGTGATATTTTGGGAGCGGGACTTAGTGGTGCAGCAACAATTCCATCCCCAATACAACTTCCTGCAACTTTAGCAAGTATTGTATATGAAATCTCCACAGGTGGTGGAATGAAGATGGATAATATACTTCCAAAACAAGGATTTTCTTTACCACCATTGCCTGATTTTTCAAAAACTTTTTCTGATTTGAAAAATAATATGTTTGGGTCTGCAAATCTTGATGCTCCTGCTAAAGAAGTCAATGTCCCAGTTGCAGATAATCCACCCACTACCACAAGAACTATTCCAGTTGTTCCTTTCACTTCCCAAGTTCAAACAACTCCACCACTTACACGATCAGTTGGACCATTACCAGAACCTACACCAGATGTGGTCTACTTGCAATCTGGGCAAAAAGAACAACCAACTATAACTGGCGGTGGTTCGGTGAATATTACTGATGTTCCTTTGATACCTTCTGGAAATTCTGATAATTTTTACACTTTATATGCTCAAGTAAGTTATAATGTGGTGATATAAAATGGCAATATCTTCTCCACTTTCTCTAAAATCAATTACGGGTGCAATATTTTCCACAAAGAAAGTATCTGAAAAGAGTAAGGCAAATGTCTTAAATATATCAAAAATTCTTAACCAGAATATTGCAGAAAAAAGAAATTTATATTCTAAAACCAAAACTTTTAGAATGAGAAGAATTGAATCTGAGAAAAGGAATGTTATAAAAGATAGATTAGCAGCGCCAATTCTAGCGATTAGACCAAAGGGTTTTAGGATCTTATCCTCGATGGATAAAGGAACTAGTATTGTAGATAGATTATTAGGATTTGTTGGATATATGTCTGCTGGTTGGATTCTTGGAAATTTGCCTACTTGGATTGGATTAGGTGAACAATTTTCACAAAGAATACTGCAAGCTGGAAATATTTTGAGTAATTACGGTGATGAACTCGTTCGTTTAATATCCAACATCGGTGGTGTAATGAATTCAGCACTAGTGAATGTTTCTAGATTTGATTTCACAGACGATTCGTTTCTGGTCAGAAGTTCTTTAAATGAATTGAAATTATCAATTGATGACCTCGGTGAAGGTATTAGTTCTGCATTTGATGTTTTATTGAAACCTTTTAGTGCAATAGAGAAAGTTCCCGACGCTTATAAACAAATTCCTTCAATACTACCAGGATTTGAAAAACCTGAACAACCACAACAACCTTCAGTTGGTGGTGGTAATGCTGATTTTTGGACTTTAGTTGCTGTTGCGTCTAGAGAAGATGGAGATCCACAAGGGCAAGCAGATGTTGCACAATCAATTTATAACAGGGCAGCATCTGGTGCTTATGGATCTAAAAGTATTCGTAGTCTGATATTAAGATATGAACAATATCAACCAACCTGGGAACGTCCTAAAAAAGGTAAATATGGACAACCAAATAAAGAGTGGTACAGTATAACAGATGCAGAATCTGCAGCAAAAGCTTCTGGTCTTTCTGTTGCAGCAATTCAAAGTGTAGCTAGAAATATACAAAATCCAACACTTCAAAAAAATGCAGCAAAATTTGTTGGTGGAAGAACAGATTTTAAAGGATATGATGTCCCGGGAAGCATACAAAGAAAATCTGGAGATAATTGGTTTGGATGGGAATATAATTATAGAGGAACAAAAACCGCATCAGTTCCAAATTTTGGAACCACTACTACACCTCCAACAGCAAAAGTAACTCCAACCCCTTTACCAGTACCTCCACCACTAGCAGGACAGAGACGATTAGTAAAAAAAGACATCCTTACAAAATCTCTAGGAAGAAATGTTGATTATATTGAAATTGGGGACTTATATCTTGGGAGAGGAGGTTCTCATAAGGGAATTGATATTCGTGCTCCTCTTGGGACTCATATTGCACTTAGAGTGGATGCAGAATGGGTAGCATATGGGTATCAAGAGGGTGGTTATGGTCACGTCCTTGATGTTTGGGTTCCTTCTTTAGGGGTTCAACTTAGATTTGCACACCTAGCATCTAGACCAAATAAATTATCAAAAATACCTGCGGGAACATCTTTTGCTCAAGTTGGATCTAGTGGAAACTCTAGTGGACCTCACATTCACTTTGAGTATGATACGATAAAAGGATCAAGTCTTGGTGGTGGAGCAGGAAATCCTGAACCTTATGTTCGCTTACTATTACTTTCAAAGAATCCATTAACTGGTAAATTTTCTCCAGCAGCACAACCAACAACAACACTTACCCCAAGAACTCCTTCTGTAGCAACACAAACTCAAAGTGAAGTTGATATGGAAGGTCAATCTTATTTGAATGGTGTTGCGGATGGAATTACTCAAGAAAGAAGTGGTAGAAAGGTGGTTGTAATTGATGATAGGCAGGAATCTGTTCAACAAATAATAGCAGCGGGTGGAGATTCTGGTATTGATATTCAAATTGATAAATCAGCTTTGTTAAATAATTTTATCAAAAACAAACTTCTCTTGGATTTAAATTACGTATAATGTCCATTCAACGCTCTCTATTTGAACAAATACTCATAGAATCCGCAGACAGAAGTAGATCTGTTGATATTACAGCAGGTTCTGTTAATATTGATTATTATGAAGATGTATTTTCACCAACAGTTACTGCTAAGATTAGAGTTATAAACACAGGTAATACTGTTGTTTCTCCAAAAAGTAAAGACGCTCAGAAGCAATCAATTTATAACGGTCTTCCTCTTAGGGGCGGAGAACGAGTTGCTTTGAAAATTGCGGGAAATTCTACCACTAATCCTGGATTAGATTTTCTAACAGATAATAAAGACTATCTTTATGTTTCAAGTATAAGTGATGCTGTTATAGAAAACAATAGAGAAAGTTTTACATTGCATTTGGTTTCAAGAGAAGCAATCACAAATGAGACAACAAGAGTATATGGAAAGTATCCAACATCTTTACCAATTCACGAATCCGCCAGCTCAATTATTTCAAACATATTAAGAACTGATAAATCTATAACTGCTGATAAAACATCAAATACTTATGGATTCATTGGTAATATGAGAAAACCTTTTACCGTGCTGACTTGGTTAGCATCAAAAGGTGTTCCATCTGTTTCAGAAAACCAAAACTCTTCCATAAATGCTCAGGGTGGAACAGCAGGATTTTTCTTTTATCAAACTGTTGATGGATTCCAATTTAGATCAATTGATTTACTGAACAAGCAAACAAAAAAGGCAGTTTACATTTATAGTGAGGCAACAGAATCTTATGATAACGAAGGTAAAAAGGTAGACAATAATTTTAAAATTTTAAATTACTTTGTTGAAAGAAATCAGAATTTGATTGAAAAAATGAGATTGGGCACCTATTCTAGCCAGAGAATATTCTTTAATCCACTAACAGGTCAGATTACTCCTCCAGGAAAAGATATTTTTAAAAGAGAAGATTATGTAAGTAAGGTTGAAAATCTTGGCGAAGATGAAATTACTCTTCCAAAAATTTCCGATACCTCTGATGAAACACTGGGAGATTTACCAACAAGAATCATAACTGGAATTCTTGATATTGGAACAATGGAAGTAGGTGCTTCTAAAGATTTAAATGCGGATCCAATTGAATATCAATCTCAAACGATAATGAGATATAATAATATGTTTACTCAAACCCTGAATATGATGATCCCATCAAATACTAACTTGAGAGCGGGTGATATTATTGAGTGCTTATTCCCTAAAATTTCTAGAGGACCTGCTAGAGAATATGATAATGATCAAAGTGGTCTATATATGATTAAGGAGTTATGTCATCATTTTGACGCACAGAATTCATATACTTCACTGAAATTAGTTAGAGATACCTTTGGAATTAAAGAGTAAAAATAAATGTTAGACCAATCATTACTTCAAAGTCATTTCATTGGTAGAGATGGATTCCGTTGGTGGATTGGGCAGATTGCACCAATCGCAGTTCAAGAAGACCAACAAAATTATAATGGTGGTTGGGGTAGAAGATATAAAGTTAGAATTCTAGGGTATCATCCTTTAGATAATAAGTCTTTAACAGATGAGGATCTTCCTTGGGCGCAAGTAATGCTCCCAACGACTGCGGGAACTGGAGCAGCAAACTATGCAGTAAACCCAAAATTAAGTCAGGGTGATATTGTAATTGGATTTTATTTAGATGGGGATAATTCTCAAATTCCCGTCATTATGGGAGCTTTGGGAAGAACGGATCAATATTCCAATGGTGAATATAAAAATCCATTTATCCCTTTTACTGGTTATACATCTAATATACCAACTCCAAATGGAACTGGTAGAAATTATGCAAATCAAACTAACGAAGCAACTCCAACATCTCAGTTAAGCCCAAGACAAGTACCACCAGAAGTCGCCAAAAGGTTGGGAGAACTTTATTCCTATAGTGGGATTGGTAAGGAGGTTGTTTTTGCAGACACTTGTGAAGACACAACAATTAAAACAATTAAAAATGAAGTTAGTAATCTATTAAAATCAGTTGAAGAAGGCAAGGGGAAGATTGAGGAGTATAGACAAGCAATTGCAAATACTGCTGAAGTAATTAAGTCATCTCTCAACTGGTTAGTTGGTGCGATTATGGACTCAATTTACAACTTTTTGGTTGGAACTGAAGAAAAACCAGGAATTATTCCAAAAACATTGAAAGCAATTTACGAAACAGTTTATGCTTCTGTTTTTGCTGCAACTGGAAGTCCAGCAGCTGCCCATACTGCAGGATATAAATCGAATGAAGTTTTCGTAATTCCAATCAAAGTTTTGGAGCAAGCACTTTCTTGTGTTGCTAACGCTATTGTTGAGGGATTAAAAGATCTTATTGTTGATTTACTTACTTCAGTTATTGAAAATGTAAAACAGTTTGCTTCTTGTGCTGTAGAGCAGTTCGTAGGAGTTTTACTCACATCGATTGTAGACGCTGTTGCAGATGGATTATCGGCAGCATTAGATGGAGTTTCTGCTCTTCTGGGAGCATTTGATGTTGTTGATTTTATAACGGGAACAATTGACGCAATTAAATCTTTAGGTGGTCTGTTTGATTGTAATCAAACTAATACCAAATGTGATGGAGTAAAAGAATGGGTCATTGGTTCTGGTCCAAAGAAACAGACTGATATTGAAAAAGCATTTAATGGTATATTTGATGTATTAAATAATGCTAATGCGGTAATTGAGACTATTCAGAATGCTCAAGGCACTGTTCAGGGAATTGCTGGACAAGCAAAAAATCTTGCAGATATTTTTATAGATGGTTCTCTTCTTTCCGATGCAGTCAACGCTTTAAGTCAATGTTATACTGGACTTCCAACAAGTTGTGGTCCTGCACAAATTAATATATTTGGTGGCGGTGGACTTGGTGCAACGGCAGTTCCTATCTTTGGAACTGCGATTGAGAATTCGGGAATAATTCAAAGTGGAAATCAAGTAGCAGGCGTTATTGGAGCGATTATCACAAACAGTGGATCTGGATATAGATTCCCACCATTTGTAGAAATTACTGATAATTGTGGATTAGGATACGGTGCTAAGGGTAGAGCAGTAATCAATAGCAATGGTGAAGTGACTTCTATTTACATTACTTCTTCTGGAGAGGGATATCCAATATCTGAACAATATAATACACAACCTTATGGTGTTGTTGATGTTACTGTTCAATCTTCAGGGACTGGATATTCGGCATCTGATACTGCCTCAGATAACTTTGGAAATACTTATAGTCTAACAGTAGATAATGGATTTATCATTTCGGCACAACCAATAAATACTACAGAGATTTCTACACTTCCAGTTATTACAGTAAATTCAACAACTGGATCTGGAGCAATATTAAAACCAGTCATTGGTCTATTATCTGAACTGAAGACAGAAGTAACGAGTCAAGTAGATTGTATTGTATAAAATGAGCACACAACTTAATTACGAAGCTAAAGATTATATAAGTATTGGTCCGAATTTTAGAATCACAACCAATGATCCTATGATTGGATCTGATGGTTCATCGGTCTATTCATTATATGCTTGGACAAAAGGTGGTAATGATGTCCATTTGCAATCTTTTAGCGAGACTGGTACCTTTAGAATGTTTAATGATAAAGGTATTGAAATTGTCGCGGGGAATACTGGATCGGATGGAAATGTTGATATATGTCTCACTGGAATGGGTGGAGACATTTGTATCACTGCGATGAGTAATGGGACGGTAAAAATAAAAGGAAAAACCATTATGATTGAGGCTGTTGAGGATCTAGACCTCAAAGCTGGTAGAAATATTAATCTAGTTTCTGGTGCAGGAAGAATTATTCAAAAAGCAAATAAAATAGATCAGGTTGCACTCACAGGAAATGCTATTCTAGATACATTTGGTAAAAGAGCATTTGCACTTTCTCCAGTTGGTGCAGAATATATTGATGATGTATTCCTTGGTGGTTTAGATGTTCTTGGTGCAGTCAGTAGTTTTGTAGGTATAGCATAATGTCTGTAAAAACTTTATTTGATCTTTTAGGATTTCCAATTTTCCCTGCGATCGGCAAGGAAAAATTTTATCATGACAATACTACATTTAATCAAAATGTAAAAGTTACCGGGCAACTAGTAGCACAAAGCAATTCTCTAACACTTGGAGAAAAGGCGATTTGTGGAAACTTGTTTATGGTTATTAATCCTTTTGATAAGAAACCTTATGTTCCGAATATCATTGGAACTGGTGGAAAAATTATAAACTTTTCTGGAGCGTATCTTTTTGGTGGTCTCAGTTTCATATCTAGAAATTTGACTGTTGTTGGTAGAACTAATCTGATTGGAAGAGTATATGTAAACGGAAAAAATCTTGAAGCTGAAATTGCTCTAGCAAAAAAACTACCTTCTTCTGACGAAAGACTCAAGGAAAACATAAAGACGATTGAAAATGCTATAGATAAAGTATCTTCTCTTCGTGGAGTTGAATTTGAGTTCAAAGAAGATCATAAAAAACAAATCGGGGTCATTGCTCAAGAGGTAGAAAAAGTCATTCCACAAGTTGTTGGTGATAATCCTGATGGATTCAAAGGTGTTCAATATGGAAACCTGGTGGGTCTTCTGATTGAAGCAATTAAAGAGCAGCAAAAACAAATTGAAGAATTGAAGGAGAAAGTAAATGAAATTTCTAACTGAAGTTCTAGAACAAAAAATAGTTTCAAATAATGGTGCAATAGAAACTTTACAGGATAGTAAAGTTGAAACTCAAGAAAATATTGACTTATTTTCATCACCTTGCACAAATGTAGATTCAAAAATTGTTTCAATCACCGCAGAAATCAATACTCTTCAACAAGAAATTGTTTCTTTATCAACTAATGCATATGCAGTTGGATGTGGAACAACCGTTGGAGTAACAACTGTCTATCCTGATGTTGTTAGAGTTTATAGTGAGAATATTTCTAATTCGGCATATGATGGTGATGATCCTTTTGATAGTTCAAATACCATTTTAGTTCAATCTAACGCTGGAATTGGAACGTATTTGGTTTATACTCAAAGTGATTCTTCTCAAACAGGTATAGGAAGTTTGTATGGAGACTTATCAAATTGTTATAGAATACCTTGCACTTCTTCAGTTTGTGTGTCTCACGCATCATCCATTACTTCAAGACAAAATCAAATTGTTTCACTTAGAAGTCAATTAAACAGTTTGGTCACAGGAGCAAATCAAGTAAAATCTGAGAGGCGCGAATATGAAATTGAAAGATACGCCCATAATTCTACAGTCCGTATATTGGGAGAAGAGAATACCCGAATACGGGGAGCCATTGAGATAATCAAAACTTATCCTTAAGACCCCTTGACGCCCAGCGCCAGACGCCCTATAATATGGGGGTAATCAACGAAACTCCCCAATGAGCACCGCACAAGAGACCGTCCAAGGTATTGTGATTGATGTCTGCACCCGCACCTTTCTTCTTCTGAGCGATCAAGGTAGTGAGCGCCTGGTGGAGTGCGATACTGTAGAAGAGTTTATGAATGTGTTGGAAGTTGTGACTGCACAATTGGATCCTGAGCAAATTGAGTATGCTGATCTTGCAGTTTATGGGCAATGATGCTATAATATAAATATCGACAAAGAAACGAATGGAAGTTTTCACGGTGGAAGAATTTCAAGAGAGGTTTGACGAACTAATTGAGAGAGTGGAAAACGGAGAACGATTAGGTATAATTGATGAAAATGGTAGAGCGGCAATTATGGTTCCTGCGGATGATGACCTCATACGAATACACACTGAGTTAAACAACGAGGCATCATAAACGCAGAAGCGAGTGAGACTTGGTAGTCAGAGGAGTCTTATAAACTCTTTCCGCCAGATTAGCGGCTTTGACCTGGTTCGAATCCAGGCACTCGTATTGCTATTCGTTATTTGCGAATAGCGAATAACTCATAACTTTCATAAATAGTTATGAGTTACTTATAACTTAATATGCCTAGAAAAAGAAAAACTTCTGCTGATTGTGATGTGATACGAGAGTATCAACGTAATTGGTTAAGAGATAAACTTAAAAACGACCCAGAATACAAGGCACGACATTACGCAAACAGGCAAAATCGAGCAAAACAAAACAAAAAAAATCTTACAAACTTGAAAGAAAATATTTGTTGTTCTGCTTGTGGTGAATATCATCCAGCGTGTTGTATGGATTATCATCATTTGGATCCAAATGTAAAAGAGAAGGGTGTAGCACAAATGATACAAGGAAATTCTTGGCAAAAAATTCAAGAAGAAATTTCTAAATGTATTTTAGTTTGTGCAAATTGTCATCGTAAAATACACGAAGGTCTAATCACGCTCGTTTAGCAATCTAGGAATGCAATCGTCTCATAAACGATCGAAGGTCGGGGCAGAACCGACAACGAGCACTTGACCACTGCAACTCTAAGAGTTATAATGGTCTTATACACGGGCGTGTAGTCCAGCGGCAGAGACAGGGCGCTTAAAACGCCTCCAGGGTCGGTTCGAATCCGACCACGCCTATCAAAAATAAATATAAGATACGGGAGTAAGTCCTATGTCTTATCGTATCGATCACGCATACTGTTGGTATAACGATGGCAGTATGATTGTGAAGATGTATTTTATCAATCACGTTCCATTCACATTTGACGAACTTCCAGAAGGGCACTTATATGATCAAGATCTTTGTAGAGAAGCAGATAAACAACGTACATATGAACCAGACGATTTATACAGAAACTCTTTCTACCTCATAGATGAGGAAGCACATCCAATGCTGTTTCCTGTAGAGTTAGAAAATCCAGAAGATCTACCAGATGATTTTGAAACTGAATATGGGGAGGATTTGACTTCATAAATAAAACATAGAAATAATTTAGAAGTCATAATACAATGCCTCTGAATAAGTTAGATAACTTTATCAAGAACACTGAAGGTCGCATTTTATATGTAAATCCCAATGATCTTGATGCTACAGATTCAATTACGAATCAGGGAAATTCTCTTGCTAAACCATTTAAAACTATTCAGAGAGCTCTCATAGAAGCAGCGAGATTCTCTTATGTGAAGGGTGATAATAATGATTTAGTAGAAAAAACTACAATTCTTCTATTTCCAGGAGAGCACGTAGTTGATAACAGACCTGGATATGCAATTTACGACAATGGTGGGGCTGCTTTTGCAGTCTCTAGAGCGGGGGGAGCAGGAGTTTTAGCATCTTCTGTTCTATCTCTTGATCTAGATTCAAACTTTGACTTAACTCAAGAAGACAATATTCTTTATAAGTTTAACAGTTATTATGGTGGTGTTGTTGTTCCAAGAGGAACTTCAATTATTGGTCTAGATCTTCGTAAGACAAAAATCAGACCAAAATATGTTCCAAATCCAACAGATTCTTCTGTTAATAATTCTGCTCTCTTTAGAATTACTGGTGCCTGCTACTTCTGGCAGTTCTCCATGTTTGATGGTGATGATACTGGTCTCGTATATACAAATCCAGATAACTTTGGCGCAGCATATCAATCAACTCCAGTATTTTCACACCACAAACTCACTTGCTTTGAGTTCTGTGATGGTGTAAACAAAATTGGTACTTATGGTCTTACAGACCTTGATATGTATTACAGTAAGGTTTGTAATGCATATAATGCAATTCGTGATATTGATCAGAAGTTCCCAGTTGATAGTGAAGGATTTGCAAAGCAACGCCCAGAATGGGAAATCGTTGGTGCATTTGCTTCAGATCCTATTACAATTACTTCCATCATTTCTGGAAATGGAAGCACTGCTAACTCGGTTGTTACCGTTACAACAGAAGAAGCTCATGGTTTAAACGTAGGAACTCCAATCAAGATTAGAGGAGTCAGTGGATCTGGTGTAACTGCACCATATAATATTTCGACGAAAGTTCAAAATATACTTAGCGACACAACATTTACTTACTTGCTACCTGGATTAGCATCTTATCCAAACATCAATCCAAGTCCAAGTGCATCATCAGCAACGGTAACAATTGAAACGGATACTGTTTCTGGAGCTTCTCCATACATCTTTAACTGTTCTCTACGTTCAGTATGGGGCATGAATGGTCTTCATGCCGATGGAAGCAAAGCATCTGGATTTAGAAGTACCGTTGTTGCACAGTTTACTGCGGTTTCTCTACAAAAGGATGACCGTGCATTTGTAAAATATGATAAGACATCTAGAACTTATCAAGGCGTAAACCCAATCGTTCCTGTTTATGGATCTTCTCTTGCGGAAGGTGCTTCTCAAACAGATTCTAACCAAGTATACCATTTAGATTCAGATGCAGTTTACAGATCTGGATGGGAAACAAGTCATATCAAGATCAGTAATGATGCATTCATTCAGGTAGTTTCTGTATTTGCGATCGGATTCACCAAACATTTTGATGCAGAAAGTGGTGGTGATGCCTCTATTACCAACTCTAACTCCAACTTTGGTCAAATCTCACTGAACTCTGCAGGATTTAGAAGAGCAGCATTTGATAAAGATAATAATGCATTCATCACTGCGATTATTCCTCCAAGAGCAGTTGATACAACTGAAGAAGATGATATTGAGTGGTTATCACTGGATGTAGGTCTTACTACCTCTGTAGGTATCTCCAGTCATTTATATCTTGCTGGTTTCACTGCATCAGATAGTGCTCCTTCATCCCAGACTCAGGGATATAGAATTGGTGCTAGACTGAATGATAAACTTTACTTTGTAGGATCGGGCACTACTTTCTCATCCGATATCTATATGTGCGATAATATTATCGCCAGCAGTGGATTTACAACAGCAATCGGAACCATTAGTGCTGTTAAATCATATCCAGTTTCTTCGCTAACATCAAGTGTCTTTACTCTTGGAAATCACAAGATTCAAACTGGTGAAAAAGTTATCATCATAAGTGATGATGGAGATTATCCAGAAAACATTGATGCTCATCGCACATATTATGCTGTTCGTACAAGTGCAACTGAAATCAAACTTGCTACTTCGTATACAAACTCAATTTCCAACCAAACACTTACAGTATATGGTGGAACAAATCTAAGTATCTTAAGTAGAGTATCTGATAAGGAATCTGGAGATATCGGATCGCCAGTTCAGTTTGATCCAGTTAATTCAAGTTGGTTCATTCATACTAATGCAAACAACCAAATCTATAATGCATTTGCATCTGGTGGAACTGCAACTTATGGAACCACAACCGATCTTGTTTATGTAAAGAGAATTTCTGATGAAAGAAGTTTAGATGAAAAACTCTACAAGGTTAGAGTTGTAATTCCAAAAGAACTTGTAAATTCTAAAGATCCTGAAAATGGATTTATTATTCAGACTTCAAGTTCCACTGGAGCTAGAAATAATGCAGACTTCACAAGAATAAGTATTGCATCTACAGATTATGGATATAATAAGAACCCAAGATTTATTAGTACCTGCTCTGCTGTTTCAAATACAGTCACAGTTATCTCTGAACTTCCACATAATCTTCAGACTGGAGATATTGTAGCAATTAAGAGTGTAAAGAGTACAACAAATACAACTGGTGAATACAATCTAGGATACAATGGACTATTCCAGATTTCTGTTACTGATGATGTAACATTTGAATATTCTACAACTGATGTTTTTGGAGTTGCTCACACACCCGGAACATTTACAAGTGACGTAAATGTTAGAAATATAGAACTACCTAGATTTGAAAGAAATGATATGCAGGGCAACCTGTATGTTTACAGAAATGAGGTTATCTCTCAGTATGTTTATAATGTTCAAGATGGAATTTATCACCTGTATGTTCTTGACGCAAATAACGCGGTTCCATCAGAGTTTACAAATCTCAAGTTCAGTCAGTTACCTGTAGATCTTTATCCACAGCTAGACCGAGATAATGTAAATGCAAACCCTCCATCCGCGAAGTCTTTTGCTAAACGTTCACCAATTGGTGATGTTGTAACAAATGATCTGAAAAAGAGTATTACAAGAGAAGCATCTGACTTGATGCTGAAGAGTGTTGGTATCGGTCTTACAATATCTTCAGTTGTATCAACCAGTGGAATTGCAACAATTACCTTTGGAAGAAATCACGGTTTTGCAGGAATTGTAACGTATAGTTCGCTAACTGCTGGTGCATCTTATAGCAATGGTACATATTATAATGTAAAACTTCTGAATGGTTCTCAAACTGGAAGTTGGGGAGGTGCTACTGCGAAAGTTGTAGTAAGTGGAGGTTCTGTAACTTCTGCTGAAATTATCGCTCCTGGTTCTGGTTATAGTGCTGGCGCTCTTTACTTTGATCAGACTAGAATTGGTGCTGGTAATGGTGCTGCTAGATTTAATGTAGTAACATCAGGAATTTCCACAAATATCGGTGATGTAATTCAACTTACTGGTGCTGGAACAACCTCTGATGGTTATTACAGAATTAATTCTGTTGGATCTGCAACAACTATTTCTATTGCTAAGACTTCTGGAGATCCAACGATTCTCTCTAGTCAGTATGCATTCTTAGTCGGTCCTTCAGTTAGAATTACTGGAACAGATTACACATCAAGGACAGGGATTACTACGTTCACCACAGTATCTGCTCACGGATTAGTTGCAGGCAATCAGTTTAGAGTAATTGATTCAAACAACAATAATTTGGGTGATTATTTGGTTAATGAGAGAGTTGGAGTAAACACGTTTACTGCCGTAACAAATAAATCAATAGCAGCAACAAATGGTTATATTCTGAAGCACGGTTTATCATCTAACCAGGGTGTTTCTAATATAAATGGTGAAAATATTGGAACAAGATCTGTTCCATTCTATGCAAATGAAACATTCACTCTGTCTTCTTCCATTACAACCGAAACGACATTTAGTGTTCTTGGTGTAGGTGCTACATCCAACAGATTACCTTTAGGATCCTATATTCAAATTGATAATGAGATCCTGAGAGTAACAAGCAGCGATAACAATACTCAGATTAACGTTATTCGTGGTGCTCTCGGTACACGTCAAGAAAACCATGATGCAGGATCGCTGATTCGTAAGATTGATCCTGTTGCTATTGAGTTCCGTAGACCTTCAATTCTAAGAGCATCTGGTCATACGTTTGAATACCTTGGATATGGTCCAGGTAACTATTCAACTGGTTTACCACAGATACAAGTTAAGACTCTTACTGAAAGAGAAGACTTCCTAGCACAATCTCAAGAACGTTCTGGTGGTGTAGTTGTTTACACTGCGATGAATAGTGATGGTGATGTATTTAATGGAAATACAAAGACCTCTGCATCGAGTGGAGAAACTGTCTCATACGATATTCCAAATCCAACCGTAACTGGTGAAGATCCTTCAAGACTTAGCGTAGTATATGATGAAGTAACAGTTAAAGAAAGACTTCTTGTTGAAGGTGGTGATTCTGGACAAGTATTGTCGCAGTTTGATGGTCCTGTAACATTTAATAAGGATCTTAGAATTAAGGCACAATCAACCTTTAGTGGAAAAGTAAGATTTACTAATACTGACGTAGATTCTATCAATATTTTTGGTGGAACAAATGTTTACAACAATATTAGCGTAAAAGGCACTAATAAACTAACCTTTGGTGATAGTGTTAATCTTTCAATCTATACCAATGGTACTAATAGTTTTGTAGACAATTCTACTGGTAATCTTTACTTAAGAAATTTAAGTGGAGATATTCGCTTTGAATCTATTGGTGGAGAAACTCTTGCTAAATTCTCAGTGAATGGTAACAATGAACTATACTTTGATAATGCTAAGAAACTTGAAACCACTTCAACTGGTGCTATCGTTACTGGTATTACTAGTACAACCGATTTGAATGTTTCCAATAATGCTTCAATTACTGGAACTGCTACAATAGGGCAGATTAATTCACAAAGCATTGCTCCAATAGGATCTGTCGTAATGTGGTCTGGAAACGTAACTAGCGTTCCAACTGGATGGTTACTATGTAATGGATCTGCAGTTTCTAGAACTACATTTAGTGCTTTGTTCGCAATTACTGGAACAACTTTTGGTGCGGGGAATGGATCTACAACATTCAATCTTCCAAACTTGATGGATAGATTTGTTGTTGGTGCTGGAAGTGCTTATGCTAGAAATGCAACTGGGGGAACAACTACTCATAACCATACTGGAAATACTGATGGAACTGCTCTTGGTATAACTCAAATACCTAGACACAATCACACAATCGGTGGTGATGGAGATCACAATCACCTTACAGTTAATAGTGGTGAAATTGGAGGATCTAGATTTAACTCCTTGGTAGATAATGGGGGTCGTCCGCATATGGTAAGAACTGGATCTTATTCCCAAGATAACTACAGATATGCTATTGCTGGTACAGGATCTGGTCCAGATTCTGGTAGGACCAATAATGGAGGATTTCACTCACACGGAGGCGGAACAGGTCTATCTGGTGGAGATGGTGCAGGTAATACTGTAGCTCATACTCACCCAATACAATCTGCAAATAATCTACCTCCATATATTGCTCTTGGATACATTATCCGTTATGCGTGATTTTAAAAATAAATACTTTAAATAAAGCAGCTACAAATGGCAAATTATAGAAAGTCATTTAATCTTAGGAATGGTGTTCAGGTTGATGATGATAATTTTATCGTAAATTCAAACGGTTTAGTTGGAGTTGGAACTTCAGTACCTACTGAGATTTTAGATATTAGAGGAACTACAAAAGTAGTTGGTCTCATCACTGCGACAAGTGCTACAATTTCTAATTTACTTGTACCTGGAATAGGTACATTTACATCCTTAACTGATGGTACTGTTACAATTAGTTCTGGTATTATTACTTCATCAGTTGGTGTTGCGACTTTCTATGGAGATGGTTCTGGACTTATCAATATTCCAACATCCCAATGGGTTGATGTTAATACGGGGATTGGAATAACTAGTATTTACGCTGCTGGTGCTGTTGGAGTAGCAACAAATTATCCTTATTATTACTTCCAGGTTGGTGGAAGTCCAGACACAAGTTCTGGAGTTGGGTTTAACTCAACTGGCGATATCAAGGTAAGTGGTATAGTTACAGCAAATGCTTTTGTTGGTGATGGTGGAAATATTACAGCGTTAAATGCTGATAATATCAGCACAGGAACAATAAGCACATCTAGGCTTCCTTCAAATATTATTGTATCTGGAATTATTACAGCAGGATCCTTTGTTGGAAATCTAACTGGAACGGCATCAACTGCAAATGGTATTACAACCACCTCTATAATTTCAGTATCTGGTGCTTCTATTGGAGTTGCAACTGTTACTAATAATTTACTTGTAAATCAAAAAGTTGGTGTAGGTACAGATAATCCTACAACTCAAGTATACATTAGACAATCTGGAATATCTTCAGTTCACATTCAAAGTGTATCTAATGAAGCAAGTATTTCTGTAGCAAGATCTGATAGTTCAGGTAAGGGTGTAGGTAGAATTAGATTTGGAAACAGCAATCTATCTTATGTTTATAGCACTGATCAATCTTTAGATATTATAAACTATGATGATGGAAATGTCAACTATTATCTACAGTACGGAAGTGCTGGTGTAGGTACAGGAAACTTCAATTGGATTTATGGTCAAAATCCAAATACATCATTAATGACTTTAACTTATGATGGTAAGTTGGGAATTAATCAAGCAAACCCAATTAGCACTCTTGATGTTGTTGGAACATCCACTGTAACTGGAAGTTCATATGTTGGTGGAGCTTCAACCATTGCAGGTAACTTAACTGTTGGAGGGTCTCTTTCAGTTACAGGAACAATTCTATTCAACTCTCAATTAGTTGGAACCTTAGGAGTATCTACGAGTACATCACCAACATCTTATAGTCTCCAAGTTGGTGGTAATCCAGATAGTATAAATGGAGTTGGAATTAGTTCTTCTGGAAATGTAAAAGCAAGTGGGACCGTAACCGCAACTACAATTTCTGCAACTGCAGTTAATAGCACTTACGCCAATATTTCTGGAATAATTACTGCATCTTCATTTGGAAATGGTACTGGAACTGCAAACTTATCTAATATAAACTCAGAATCCTTAAATGTTTCAAACACTGCTAGCATATCAACCGTGTTTGCTACCACTGAATTAGTTCTTCCTACTTACACAAACGCAGAAAGAACAGGACTTTCTACAAGCACTGGATCTGTTATTTTTAACACAGATGCTGGTAAGTTCCAAGGATACACAGGAACTGGTTGGGTTGATTTCCACTGATACTTGACTTAACCCCATAATGCTGCTAGACTACCTTTGTCTGGGTTGAAGATGAGAATCTAAGCCTCTTCAAGGACACTTTGAGAACCGTCCACTGGGTCGCACCAGGGGCGGTTTTCTGCTATAATAGTTTCATACGCGATGAGACCTGTGATTCAACTCCGTCCTCACCAGCAACGTGCTCTGGATGCCCTGCTGCAGTATCGTAAAGGTCAGGTTATTTTTCCGACTGGTGGTGGTAAGACCAACGTTGCTATCTTTGATGCTCTGCGTGAGTTTCAATCCGATGCTCCTAAGACGATTGTAGTGGTTGCTCCTCGCATTATGCTTGCCGAGCAACTGTCTTCTGAGTTTCTTGAGTTTATCACGACTGCTGCTGTTCTGCACGTTCATAGTGGTGAGACGCATCACCAAAGCACCACCAAACCTTCTGAGATTCATAACTGGTCTCGCCGTGCCTATAAGCATCAACTGATTTTCACCACCTACAACTCCCTGCAGCGTCTGCAGCAGGCAGACATTCAAGTTGATACCATTTACTTTGATGAGGCACACAACAGCGTTCAGCGTCACTTTTTCCCTGCTACGGAGCATTTCGCTGCTAATGCTGACCGCTGCTATTTCTTTACTGCTACTCGTCGGACTTCTGCGACTATTTCCAAGCCTGGGATGAATGATGTTGCCGTTTATGGTGATATTATTTACCGTGTTCCTGCTCCTAAACTGGTGGAAGAGGGTTATATCCTTCCTCCAGTTATTAAAGCAAAGAAGTTTGAGGTGCTTAAAGCAAATGAGATTTCTGCCGACCGTGACTGTAACAATATTATAGAAACTCTACAAGAAAATAGCACCAGCAAGGTTCTTGTTTGCGTTAAGAGTGCTAAACAACTTATCAACTTGATGTCGCAAACTGATTTTGCTACTCAACTGAATGATATGGGATATTCTTATCTTTATATCACCAGTAAGACTGGTGCCGTGATTGACGGTCAGAAAGTCAACCGTGAGGTTTTCTTTGATACTCTTAATGCTTGGGGAAAAAACTCTAACAAAAAGTTTGTTTGTCTCCATAGAAGCATATTGAGTGAAGGTATTAATATTAGTGAGTTGGAAACTGTGGTTTTCCTTCGTAATATGGATGTGATTGAGATGACCCAAACTATTGGACGAGTTCTTCGTAAGGGTAGTGATTGTAAGACCTTTGGTTTGTGTGTCGTGCCTATTTACTCTCAAGTTGGTATTTCCACCGAAAAGCGACTTCAGAATGTTGTTGATACCATCTTTGGTCGTGGTGAGATGCTTGATAGTATAGTCAAGAGATAGATATATGTGGGCAGCAACTGTAGGTCTTGGCGGAAATGTAGTTGCGTAAGTCCCACCTTTATGCTATAATAAATAGATATAGTCTCGCCAAGACCTACAATGAAAGAATACTACACTTACGCATACTTGCGTGAAGACGGCACACCTTATTATATTGGTAAGGGGAAAGGAAATCGTGCGTATGTTAAGCACGGATTTCATACTGTTCCACCAAAAGAAAGGATACTTATCCTTAAAAATAACTTAACTGAAGAAGACGCATTTAAGCACGAAGTTTATATGATTGCTGTATTTGGTAGGAAGGATATAAAAACTGGCATTCTATACAATAAAAGTGAAGGTGGAGCAGGTGGAGATACTGGATACTTTGGTACTGAAAGGCATAAAGAAAATTGTAAGAAGAGAAGTGGTGATATGAATGGTTTTTACGGTCGCAGGCACACCCCAGAGACCCTACAAGCGATGAAAGACTCTCTAAAGGGCAGAACTGCTTGGAACAAGGGAAAGCGCCTCCCAGAGGAGCAGATAAGCGCCCACGCACTTTATATGAGAGAATGGAGGAAGAAAAGACGGTCTTAAAACTGGCACACTCTGCTTCACTCTGCTATCATTCTGCCCTACAATACTCAAACACAAGGAGGAATCCCCCAATGCGCTGCAAAGTTCAACTGTTTGTTGCTGGTAAGGTCTTTGATGAGATCGTAGAGGCAAAAGATTATCAGGATGCTAGGCGTACTGCACTTGCCCGCAATCCAAGTGCTAAAGTGATTGGTGTGACTGCAGTATTCGGATGAACATTCAAAACGAAGGTCTCCTGAATGCAAAACCAGGAGATCCGAACGGATATGTGACTAAGAATGGAGAATGGGCAGCAGTTCCCTGGGGAAAGAAGTTTGTAATTCTCCATAACGGTCAGCAGGTTCATACTGCTAACAACTTTAAGTCCGCAAAAACCTACATCCAAA